AGGCTCAGGTGTCGAAAGTTGAGCTGTCGGGTCTTTCGTAGATTGCGGCTCCGGGTCAGCGGGCGCTTGGTTTTGACTCTCAGCTATTTGTTTTTCGATCTGTTCCAGTTCACGTAATTGAGCTTCTACTTGCTTAGGCAATGCCATTTTAAATTTCCTTTAAAGCGCCAACTCTGCATTTCGGGCGTCGGGGTTACCGGTGTGCCGTCCAACATAATGGTTTGCTAGGACTACAAAATTCGGGTCATTTGACCCGGTCGAAAATCTCGTGCGCTTTTTCAACCGCCTCGAGAAAATCTGATAAGACCTCTGCGCGACCTTGAAGGCGGTGTATTCGTATCGGATCGTCGGCAGAAATCAGAGAGGTTTTTGTTTCCTCAAGACTCCTGCGGAACAAGTCCAACAGAGCACTACTATCATCCAGCTTGCAGCGCTGAAGCGCTTGCATGTGCTGTCGGTCAGGCTTTTGGCCTATAAAAATCTTCATTTGCGTATTTTATACCACTGACTATTTGCACAGTCAAGCATTAAATTCCATTTGGTCTTGCAGACATCATATTACTTTCGCGGCCACCGACTTGGCTACCGTCTGGAAGCATATTTTTTGGGGCTGCGCCTTGCGTCATACCGGGCATAGCTCCTGCGTTCTGCATCTCACCCATAATCTGCGCAAGTTGTTCTTGCAGCTGAGCAATAGTCTGCTGTTGTTGCTGTACAACACTTAGTTGTTGACGATCAGGAACGATGCGGTCAATGTTGCCGCTTAGGTGTTTAGCTTGGTCGCGTAGCAACTCGGCAGTGCCATCCATGCCCACGATCTGCTGAGCAACAGGGCTGTTGAGAACAACCTGTAAGAACTCGTTACGGCGAACCGCTTCGGCTTCTTTAATCACAAGACTAGACGCACCAGTTGCAACGATGTTCACGTCGCCGATCAGGTCAGGGTCTTTGCTGTAACGCAAGTTGTCTTGGTACAAGCGCTCGATGGCTGGCGTGATGACGTTCTTGTCGATATTGCTGATAACTTGCTTGATGCCTTTGCCCGCATTGGAGATCAACATGGACAAGCCAGATGATGTGCGTCCTGCACCGGGGGTGTTCTCGCCGGTCATGTAACGAGGAATCATCGTGTCTTCATCAGCGCGTGCAGAGAATTTCTCAAACACTGTCATCAATTCGTTGGCGTTGCTATTAGGCTGGAAGAACGAAATAGGTGGAGAGTTGTCCCCATAGTCAGATGCTTGAAACTGCCAAATCTTCCATGGGTGCATGTCCGTGATGTCTTCACCAGACGGCAAGCGAGAAATGTTAATTCCGACCTGTGGGCCAGAGCTAATACCCATATTGTTTGCCAGTGCGCGGCCTGATGCATTTACCATTGCTTGTGCGTCCCGGCATAAGTCAGTCACGCCTTTACCATCAACAGAGCCGGGAAGATTCTCGTAGCTTGTTACATAGTAAGGTTTGCGACCTAGTGGGTCGTAGTTCAGCACAGCACGGATCACAACGTTGCCAATAAGCCACACTTCGCATGGATAGCTAAGAGCTGAATCAGGAATTTCTTTCTCCGTCAAGCCCCATTCGAGGAGCAAACTGCCCTTGACAGAATCCCACAGCTGAATGGCATCGATCAAGTCACCGGAAATAATTGCCTCAGTGACATACTTACCTTCAGCTTGTGCTTTCGACGCGTCAGTCCACAGCCACTCTTTCATACCCGACGTGTCAAAGTCATTGAGCACTGTACGAATAGCGTCGTTGTTGTAACCGGGCACGTCAATCAGAGCTTGTAAATCATCAGCCGTCATGCGGTGACGCTCGATCACATAACCATCGCCCAACTCCCATGACCATGGAGCCCAGTAGAGCATGAACGGGTCAACGCGCTCCCACTCGTTGCGAATCTCTTCGACGGGAACTAACTCGTTGTTCTGCCACTTGAGGGTTTTACGTTTGCGCTTGATCGGGCCCTTCAGTACAGCGTATGGGAATGTAACGATGTCATCCAAGAATTCGTTGAACGCTTTATGCCAGCCGCCTTCTTGCAACTGATCTTCCATTTTACGTTCCATCCGAGATACACGGTCTGCGGACATTTCGCGCATCTCACGCTCTGCTTCGTCTCGCATGGTCATTGCCATCGTGCGAAGTTCTGAGGGAGTAGGCTGAGCACCGCCCTGCTGCATGTGAACCATCAACTCGTTAGCAAGCCGCGCCTGCAATTCCTGCATGATTTCCGGAGGCATCTCGGGGTTGGGTGTGCCTGCAATAGACCAAGGCTTATCAGACCCAGAACCTAACAACGTATCACGCAGCCAGCTGGTAGCAGCACGGCATTTAACTGAGGTTAAATTTATGTAGATACTTGAGCCGCCCTGCTCGTTAATCTCTTGAAGTTTGTCTGGGTCGTACTCGCCGTTACGCTGGCGCAGACACTGGAGCATGCGCTCTTCAAGTTTTTGTTTCGCTGTGCGTGAGCTATCCCAACGAGTGCGGACATGCGCAGCCAAACCCTGAATCACGGGCTGATTCTGCATAGTGTCACTACGTTTTTTAGATGCCGCTTCCAAATCAGAAGCGCGTGCAACAGGTATTAAAGCCGCCATTTGTATTCCTTAAATCACAACTCAGTCCACAGCGCTTTAATTAAGCCCGTAGTTGTAGAGTTATCGGTATTGGTGACACGAATATAGTACGTTCCAGCAGGAAAACCAATAGCAAAATCTTCTCCACTGGTGATACCCGATGACTTGTTTACATTATCACCGGTGTTAACTAAAAACAAATCCATGACTGTACCGCCAGTGTGCGTACCGCCGGATGTTACAACTGTTGTAGTTGCCCGTACAGGAGCGGTTGTCATGTTATTTACAGGAAAAACAGGAACAGACTGATTGTATGTACCCCCAGCCGTGCCGCCAGAGACAATCTCAATCCGGGCTTTGCCCGCCATCACTTTGATAGAAAATGCCTTCATGATGGTGTTTGCGGCAATCACAATCCGAACAACTTCTACCGCAGCAGCCGCAAGACTAAATTCGTGAAAGAAAAAATAGTCACGATTCCCAACCGGGTTAAAGCCGCCAGCGTCAACAAACATCCGACCATTCAAGCCGTGGACTTGTTCAAACGAATCCGTTATAGGATTCTTGTAATTGGTCGTCATGTGACTCATTAAGGCACCTCAAATAGTTACCGCATTGTACGCTGGCTTGTCAAGCGGTCAAGTGTATGCGTACTTAACTTTTTTAACTTCTCGTTTGCCCAGTCCCATACTAGCCCCGCGCAAGTTCATGTCCATCACAGAATCCGCGTACTGGTTAGCATCATGAACGTGCGAAAACTCGTTTTTGTCAGGACGGTCTTCCATCTCGCCATTTTTCTTGATCTTGTACCGATAGCCGTAGCGAAATCCTTTAATCAACGACGTGCAGGCAGGGTCAATTAAATACAACGCTTTACCTTCAAGCTGCTGCACTAAAAGGCGCTCTACGGCCTGAATTCGTAGCTCCGGTTTGTTTGTCGGTGGTTTGACGCACTTAAACCCAGCTTCTTTAAGCACATCAACCAGCGACATCTCATTTTGTTGTTGCTTCGCATACCCGGCTGGGTCAGGCGCAACAAGGAATGTACACCCCTGCAAGTTGTTCGCAATGTACGGATTGAGTTTAGTCCTGATAAAAGTTTCTATACCCATGTTCTCCGAAACCAACTCAGCTATGGTCACTACGCGCCCGCGAGGGTCTCTCTGCTTAAACACAGCCGCCGGTGTTCTTCCAAAGTCAAGCCCAATAATTACAGGGTAGTCCCCACCTCGAATCGGCTTAATAGGGTCTTTGGCTACGTGAAACTCAGCAGTAAAGGTTTTCTCGTACACCGGGGTTCCAGATAACGACCTACCATACTCCGACCTAAGGTAAACCCTAAGCCAGTCCTCGGTCTTACCCGGAATCAAGTTGGGGTAGTACTGTTTGGGCAAATGGTCGTAGTTGTCGCACTCTGGGTTAACACACCATTCTTGAGCATCTTTGTCTAGCAAAACCTCTTCAGGCTCTTCACCGAAACGCTCGGTGTATACAAGCGGTTTTAAAATTGCTGCCGGCTGTTTACAGATAGCCCAGTTGCTAGGTGGCTCTTCCATTTTGTTATGCCACCACGTATCTTCGTCTGGCATATTGGTATCAAACAGCGCACAGGATCGAGTGGGCCCACCGTCCTTCATTGAGGGGTACCGGTTCAAACGACCGAGCAATCCATCAACTACGTCTTGGTGTAACTCTCGCGCCTCATTACCCCAGATAAAAGTTGTCTCCAAAGAGAGCGCTTTCCTAACGTCGTCCGGTGTATCCAGCGCAATAAACAGCCATTCCGATTCGACCGTAGTGCCGTCAGCTAATTTGGCCATCAAGATAAACGTTTTTTCTACAGCTTTCCAAATTCCGGCTTCCCCGGGCGGTAGCCAGTCAAAGACTGTTTTACGTGTTGTAAGCGCCAGCTGATCCGCTGTGTTACGAACAATAACCGCCCGGGTCTTCCTGATGTTTTTTGCATTTGGGGCTTGCCCCATTGCTAGGCGTACCAGCTCATGTACGCACGTTACCGACTTACCTCCACCAACCGGCCCTGCCAACACCCGGACGTAATTCTTGTCCAACATAAACTCACGCTGCGTTGCCGTAGGTTTATAAACGCTCATTTAACTTCCTTGGTTTCTACATCCAATGTAACAGGCTGCATGACTGACTGGTTACTCAAGCTCACGGTCTGCCCGCCACCTAGATCAATAGACAAAATAAAACTAGGCCCTGTATTTTGAGACTTTTCCTCTTTGGGTTCAAGCCCCCCGGCCTTAATGAGCGTTTTTAGAACTTCATGCTTCTGCCCAAGGGATGCTTCTTGGCTTGCCGCACTCAGGTACACCTGATCCAGTAGGTCTGCCGCCATCCAAGTGGCTTTAGCCTTAAAAGTAACGCCGTTTTTCTCAAACTCTGAGCGTTTCATGGCTATTTGCAGCTGAAACCACTTCTGAACTGCCAATTGTTCGTACTGCTCAATGCTAAAACCGTGGCGAGAGGCCACTATGAGCTCATCTTCCATGCCAAGAGCTATAGATGCCACCATTTCATCGCTGATTGTGGGGAAAGAAACCGATTTTTGGCCAAATTCTAGGGGTTGGTCGTTGATTTCGGGATCAAGCTGTGACATTTTGTGCCTCCGCCAGTGCTTTTTCGTGCTTTTCTACTGCTTGGTGGTACTTTTCCAGTGAAATTCTGACCACATCGGCAGACGAAACACCTCGTTTTTTAGCTAATTTTTGTGTTTTTTCTAGCAAATCGACGGGTAAAAACAGGTTCCAGCGCTTCATATCTGTGCTCATTTGGGGCTCCTAAGGTGTGTATACGCACATTATACGGTCTTTTTTAATTTTTTGTATACATACAAGGTGTGTATGTCTTTATTTTTTGACGTGCTG